TGCGCCTCTGAGTGCAAGCGAGCCCGGTTAGCGCGTGGCAGGTCACGTAAAACCGTCGGTTTCCCGCTCTCGGCGCCGCGGAGCGCCGCAGAGCGGCGACGGGGCGGCTGCCGAGCCTCTCGGCCCGCCCAGGGCGCCTGGCGGGCTTACACGGGCGCAGGCGGCTGCCCGCAAGGCACTCTGGGCCGAGCCCGTGTCGCGCTACTGGGCGCCCTCCGACGACGTGTTCGTGGTGCGCCTCGTGAAGCTGCGTGAGACGCTCGACGAGCTCGCCGGCGAGGCGCCGCTCGGCATGTACGCCGCGGTGCTGTCGCTCGAGCGCGTGCTCTACCTGACCCCGCGCGAGCGGCGCGAGCGTCTGCGTCTGGCCGTGTCCGATCCGCCGCCGGCACCGAGCCCGAACGGCAAGAGCTCGACGAGCTCGTCGACGCGCTCGAGCGCGAGACCGAATGCGCGTGAGCGCGAGCGGCTCCTGCGCGGCTAGTCCGAACCCGGTACTGGCGCGTCGTCGGCACGCATGAGATATTCAGCCTGAATATCTCCTATTTGGGAAGGGTGCTCATGCCACGCGCCAAGAAGAGCTCGCCGACGTTGCAACTTGCGATCACGCAAGAGGAGCGCGAACGGGCGATCAAGTCGAAGTCTGGCGGCTGCTTGATTGCCGACGCGATCAAGCGGCAATATCCGAACCTGACGAGGGTCTCGGTCGATATGGCAACGATCCGCGCTACCGACGCTGAGCGGGGGCAACGCTACATCTACCTGACGCCGCCGTCGGCGCAACACGTTTTGCTCGCGTTCGATCAAGGGTGGTCGAACCCGACAGAGCAAGTAACCGTGCGCCGTGCCGTCAAAATCGAGCCAATCACGAGACGACCCGGCTCGGTACAGCGTGCGACAAAGCGACGCGCAGAGCGCATTGCCGAGCTCGAGGCAAAGGTTGAGGCGGGCGAAGAGCTCACGGCGAAAGAGCGCGCCGCGCTAACTCGCATGAAGGCGGCGAAGCCGGCACCCGAGCGCCCGGCAACCGCTGGCCCGGCGACAGTCGACGACGACGGCGTCGTGCGCGGGGGCAACCGAATGCAAGCGACCCCCAAGCATCCGAACCTCTTGGCGGGGCGCAACCGCCATTTCGGTGCGAAGCTCGCCGACCCCGGCGAGGCATTCCAAGAGGCGGTCGACGAGGCGGTCGAGCAGAAACTCGCCGAGCGCGCACAAGGCGAGGTCGCCACGGGCTAGGCTGAGCGCCCATCCATTGCCGCGCAAGCCCTGCATAGCACCGCGCGGCATCGACGACGGCGGCGATCCCTACCTTGCCGCCGTCGCTCGTTTGGGGGTAGCGCTGGCGCCCGCCTGGGCCTAGTCTGGCGCGGTCAATCCTTCCAGGGAGGCAGCACCATGAAGTATCTCGCCGCGCTCTGCGCGGCTCTATCCGTTTCGCTCGTGGCCGCGCCGGCGGCGCTCGGCGAGGACCCGCCCAACCCGCAGGACCCGTGCGAGCACAACCCGACCACGCTCTGCGACGGCGACACGACCGTCGTCGTCGAGCCGGCCGGCGAGAACTGCGAGTTCGGCGGTATCAAGATCGTGGTCGTGAACGGCAAGCCCGACGACGAGCCGGGCGACGAGGACGCCGACGGGCGCGTGCCCGACGACCCGGCCGACTCGGTTTTCTACGTCTGTAACGGCGCGCCCGGCGAGCCCGGCCCGGCTGGGCCGCCCGGTGATCCCGGCGCAATCGGGCCGATAGGCCCTGAGGGCCCGCTCGGTCCGATCGGCCCGATAGGTCCGCTCGGCCCCGTCGGTCCACCCGGAGCCGATGGCCTGCCCGGACCGGCAGGGCCCGGCGCGGTTTGCGTCAACCTGCGGCGCGTGTCGGCGCTCGTGCTGCCGATTCGTGCGCGTCGTGAGCGCCCGTTCCCGACCACCCGCCGCGTGCGCGTGCGGATCAATGGCCAGACTCAGGTGCGGCGCCCGCGGCGCGGATCAAACGGGCGCGTGTTCGTGCTCGTGAGGGTGCCGCGTCAGTGCGGCGTCTACCCGATCACGGCTTGGGTGCGCGGCAGCCATTCGCGGCCGGCGAAGCGAATCTGGGTCGTGCGCGGCGGCACGAGGATCGAAAAGTTCACCGTCGGCAACCAGGGGACTCGCCCGACGCCGTAGAGGCCCGTAGAATCGGGCGCTCGGCCGGGCTGATCCCTGGCCGGCGTCTCTCATTCCGTTGGGAGTCCTGACCGGCCCCGTCCTTAACGAGTGGCGGGGCCGGTCCCGTTTCCGGGGTAGGATCGCCGCCATGAGCGAGATAACGCTCGCCGAGCTCGTCGACAAGGTCGCGGCCAGGACGCACGGCACGCGCGGCGACCCGCTCGAGCGGCGCGAGGTCGAGCACGTCGTCGAGGCGACTTTGCTCGAGCTCGAGGCGGCCGGCGCGAGCGACGAGCTCGACGTGATCGACGGCGGTCAGGCCCCGGAGTAGCATCGCCGCCATGAACGCGAAGCAGGAACAGACGTACCGATTGCCCGGCGTGAAGGCCGAGGACGGCACGCCCGGCACGCTCGTTTTCGACGTGAAGCCGGGCGGCAACGTGCACGCCGACTTCGAGCCCGACGCCGCGCCCGACCAGTCGCTGCCCGAGCCGAGCGAGACACCGGCCGAGCCGACCGCCGGCCAACTGCCCGCCGACCCGGCCGAGCAGGTCGACGAGCCGGGCCCGCAGGGGCGTTGACGATGGCGAAGCGCCAGCGCACCGGACGCAAGCGCGGCGCCGGCGGCCGGTTCGTGAAGTCAAAGCGGCGCACGCGCCGCCGCCCAGGGCGCCGACGGGCGCTGCTACTCGGCACCCGGCCCTAATGCATTGGGCGATTCGACTACGTCGGCGCCTACTAATCCGCGGCTCGCACCGTTGGAATGGCTGGGTACGTGACGTGACCGCCCGGCTAGAGCGTGCCGCGTAAGGCGAAGAGCCGCGCCCAGGCGCGTTTCTTTGGCGCCGTCGCCGGCGGCAAGGTGCGCCGCAAGACCGGGCTCTCGCGCACGAAGGCGCGCGAAATGGTCAAAGGCACAAAGCACAAGCGCCTACCCGAGCGCAAGCGGGCGAAGCGCCGGCGCCGTGGCAGTAGCCGCCGGCGCTAGGCGCAAACTGACCTGCCCGGCCTGCGCGGCGCGCCGCGTCGCCGGGCTCGCGCCGCTCGAGCGCACGCTCGGCTTCGAGGTAATCGAGTGGCTCGAGGCGATGCTCGTGCACGGCCCCGGCGACGTGCAGGGCGAGCCCTACCGACTCGACGACGAGCTCAAGCACGTCGTGCTTCACCTATACGAACTTGACGCGCACGGGCGCCGCGTCGTGCGCCGCGGTTTCCTCTCACGCCCGAAGGGCCGCTCGAAATCGGAGCTCGCCGGCGCCATCTCCGCGGCTGAGCTCTGCGGGCCGGTGCGCTACGACGGCACGGGCGCGCGCGGCCAACCCATCGGGCGGCCCGTCAAGGGCGCCCAGGTCGTCGCCTACGCGACCGAAGAGGGGCAGGCCGGCACGACCTACTCGACGGCGGCGTTCATGCTCGGCGAGGGCCCCGCGGTCAACGAGCTCGGGCTCGATATCGGGCTCAGTCGCACCTATCTCGAGGGCGGCGGCGTGATGCTCGCCGAGACCTCCGGCGCGACCTCCGCGGAAGGTGGGCGCACGACGCACGCCGTGTTCGACGAGACCGCCTACTGGATCACCCGCGAACTGCGCCGGCTGCACGCCGTCGTGCGCCGCAATCTCGGCAAGCGCGCGCAGGCGCAGGCGTGGTCTTTCGAGACCTCCGCGGCCTGGCAGCCGGGCGAGGACTCGGTCGCCGAAGTGCTCTATCGGCACTGGTCGGCGCTCGTCGCCGAGGGCGCCGCCGACCCGACCATCTATGTCGACCACCGGCAGGCGCCCGACGTGCCCGAGCTCGACGACGACGACGAGCTCGAGGCGGCGCTCCGGCAGGTCTACGGGCCGGCGGCGGCGTGGCTTGACCTGCCGCGGATCATGGCCGAGATACGTGACCCGCAGACCGACGCGAAAGAGGCGCGCCGGTTCTGGCTCAACCAACCGTCGATCGCCGCCGACGCCTGGCTCGAGCCGGAAGTAGTCGAGCGAGCCGCCACGGCACGAGCGGGGAGTGCTGACCGGGCCGAGCGTGGGAATGCGATCACGCTCGGCTTTGACGGCTCGCTCTCAGACGACGCTACCGCGCTCGTCGGTTGCACGCTCGGCGACGCGCCCGAGCTCCTGACGCTCGGCGTCTGGGAGCCCGACACGGCGGCGACCGTGGCCGAGCGCGCCGCTTGGGTCGTCGATCGCGACGCCGTCGACGCCGCCGTCGCCGGCGCCTTCGACGAGTACGTCGTCGTGCTCATGTACGCGGACCCGCCGTTCTGGGCGCCCGAGCTCGCCGCTTGGGCGGCCGAGTACGGCGGCGAGGTCGTGCGCGAGTTCTCGACGGCGCGCGACGGGCGGATCGTGCCGGCCGCGGTCGCCACGCATACCGCGCTCGTGACCGGCGAGCTCGCGCACGACGGCGACCCGCGGCTCGTGCGGCACCTGAAAAACGCGCGCACGCGCTCGACGCGCTACGGGCTCACGCTGCGTAAGGACCGGCCCAAGTCACCCAACAAGATCGACGCGGCGATGGCGGCGACGCTTGCCTTCCAGGCGCGCATAGACGCGATCGCCGACGGGCTTGACCGGCGCCGCCGCGGCGGTACGCTCGTCACGTTTTGAGCGAGCTCGCCGAGCTACTCAAAGAGCGCGTCGCCGAGCAACGCCGCCGGCGCGCGGCGGGCGACTGGCCGGGCAAGTTCGTCACACCGCAACCCGTGCCGCCGCGACCGGCGGTCTATGCCGGCGAGCTCGAGCGCGTGAAGCCGCCCGCGCCGCCGAAACCGAAGCCGGCGCCGGTCAAGAGACAAAGGTCAAAGGTCAAACGACCTTTGATCGCACCGCCGCCACTGGTGCCCGTGCCGGCACCGCGCTACGACCGCGAGCTCGACGGGCACCGCTACGGATTCCCGGCGCCGCTCGACGAGCTCGGGCTCGACAATCCCGAGCCGGCGCGCGCCGGCGGCGTCTACACGGGCATGGCGGTCAACTCCTACGAACCGCCGTCGCCGCCGTGCCTGCGCTGCGGCGGAACGGGCGTCGTCGACACCGAGGGCGAGCTCTACTGGCGCCCGTGTTGGTCCTGCGGCGCGCGCCGCGGTTAGGATTCACCCGTGGCCGCCGCCGTCGACCCGAGCGCCGAAACCGCGCTCGACGAGCTCGTCGCCACACAACGCGACCGGCTGCTCGAGCAACTCGCCGCCCAACGCACGCACGCCGCCTATCTCTGGGCGTGGTATGAGGGGCGCCAGGATTACCCCGTCGTGCAGGGCCGCTACCGCGACGCCTACAAACTCCTGATCGAGCTCTCGCGCACGCCCTGGGCCCGGCTCGTCGTCGACACGATCGCCGAGCGTCTGCACGTGATGGGCTTCCGCACGGGCGCCGTCGCGAGCGACGCCGAGGCGTGGCGGCTCTTCAAGGGCTCGAGCATGGACGCCGACGAGCGGCTCGTCTACACCGAGGCGCTCGTGACCGGCGTTGGCTATCTCTCGGTCTCGGGCGAGGGCACGATCGCGCCCGAATCCGTATTCGAGGTCACACACGAGCCGGCCCCTGGGGACCGCCGTCGGGTCGCGGCGGCGGTCAAGGTCTACCCGCTCGAGCCGACCGGCCGCGAGTGGGCGGCCGAGCTCTACCGGCCCGACGCGACCTACCGCTGGGCGACGACCCTGCCCGAGTCGCTCGAGCCGGGCGCCTTCCCGCTCGACGAGAGCGTGCGCCGGCCGCTCGAGTGGAAGAGCACCGAGCCGTTCGTGTCGGCGAACGAGCTCGGCGTCGTGCCGATCGTGCCGTTCGAGAATCGCGCCACGATCCTGGGCGGCGGCACGTCTGAGCTCGAGGATTGCATTCCGCTCCTGCGCCGGATCGACAAGCTGACGCTTGACCTGCTCTTAACCTCCGACGTGGCCGCCTTCCGTCAGAAGTGGGCGACCGGGCTCGACGTGCCGAAAGACCCCGACACGGGCAAGCCCGTCGAGCCCTTCAAGGCCGCCGTCGATCGGCTCTGGGTCTCGGACAATCCCGATACCAAGTTCGGCACCTTCGAGGCTTCCGACCTCGGTCAGTACCTGCGCGCGATCGAGGCGTGCGTCGCCGCGCTGGCCGCCATCTCGCGCGTGCCGAGTCACTACCTCATGCAGTCGCAACTCGCCAACCCGCCGACCGCCGAGTCGCTCGTGTCGAGCGAGTCAGGGCTCGTTGCCAAGTGCCGCGAGCGCCAGCGCCGATTCGGCGAGTCGCACGAGCGCACGATCGCGCTCGGCTTCGAGCTTTCGGGCACGGCGCCGCCGACGCTCGAGACGATTTGGCAGGACGCCGAAATGCGCAACCCGGCGCAGGTCTCAGACGCCGCGGTCAAGCTACAGACGATCGGCGTGCCGGGGCGCGCGCTCTGGGAGTACATCGGCGCGACGCCGGCGCAGATAGCCGAGTGGACGCTCGAGAGCGCCGGCGCGCAACTGCTCGCGCTTGCCACGAACCCGCCCCTGCCGACCAATGGCGGACCCCCAGGACCGCCGGCATAGGTTCGTGCAGGAGCGCCTCTCGACGGCGCTCGAGGCGGCGCTCATGGCGGTCTTGTTGCGCCTACCTGAGCCGAGTTCGGACGCCGCGTTCGGGCTCTATGAGCGCCACGCCCTGCGGCTCGTCGGCGGCGCGCAACGGCGCTCGGCTAGCTTCGCAATGGCCTACGTCGCCGGGCTCTCGCCGCCGTCGCCGCTGACCGATCCGCCGTCGACCGAGCGCGCGCTCGCCGCGGTCGCCGTCGACGCCGGCTCGCCCGTGGCGCGCTCGCCCGTGCTGCGCCTACTCGCCCGGCTCGCCGATGGCGACGACGAGCTCGTCGCGCGCCGCGCGGCCGGCTCCTACGCCGGCGAGCTCGGTTCGGGCGACCTGCACGCCGCCGAGCGCGGCGGGCTCGACGAGGCGGCCAGGGCCGGCACGCGCCGGATCGTCGGGTGGCGCAAAGAGCTTTCGCCGAACCCGTGCCCGTGGTGCGTCACGATCGCTTCGGGTGGCGGGCGCTACCGGCGAGCCGATACCGTTCCGTTTCATCCACGTGACCGCTGCTCGGTTGCCGCGGTTTTCGCCGACGAGTAAGGGGGCCGCATGGCCGAAGAGGGACAGACGCAGGCACCGAAGCAAAGCAAGCGCGAGAGCAGGAGCGGCGCGAAGCGCGGCCCAGGGCTCGCGCCCGTGCAGGGCGACTACTCAGACGACCGCCCCGCGCACCGGCAGCCGGGCACGCGCGAGCACTTGGGCGAGGACCCGGTCTACGGCGGCGAGCCCACACCGATGGGGCACGAGAGCGAAGAGGATGCCCGAAACAGGTAGGCCGGACCCCGACACGCCCGAGCCCGACGCGCCGGCACCCGAGCCGGACGCACCCGAGCCCGAGGGCGGCGACGACGAGGTAGCGCGCCTGCGGCGCGAGAACGCGAAGCACCGGCGCGAGAAACTCGCCGCTCAGCAGGAGGCCGACCGGCTGCGCGCCGACGCCGAGCGCCGACGCGTCGAGAACGAATCCGAGCAGGAGCGCGCGATCCGCGAGGCGGTCGAAACGGCGCGCTCGGAGTGGGATTCGGAGCACGCCGCGGAGCGTCTACATAGCCGTCTACGCGTCAGGGCCGCAACCAAGCTGCGCGAGGCTGAGGACGCCGTTCTACACCTGGGCAACAAGTTGCCGGTCGACGCCGACGACGCGGCCATCGACGCGGCGATCGACGAGCTCATTCAGGAGCGCGACTACCTGGCCGCGCCCGGCGGCAACGGCGGCCACGAGGGCGGCGGGCTCGTGACGCAGGGCGCCCGCGGCACGGCGCCCGGCTCGGGCCGCGAGAGCACGCCCGACGACTGGATTCGCAGTCGAGCTCGGGGCTAGCGCGCTCGAGTGGACGTTGCTCGGCGTCAGTCTCGCGTTCTGCGTCGTCGTGCTGCTTCTGCTCTGGCGCGCGCCCTAGTGGTAGCTTGACTCCCTGAGTCGCCCCGTGGCCGGGCGCCGCCCGCGACTCGACTACTGGCCGGCGCGACGGGTTCGCACGGGAAAACCTCGGACTTACTCGAGGGAGTTTTTTCGTGCCTACCGCCTATGAGACCCTGATTCCGCGCACGATGGCGCGCGAAATGATCGCCGACCTTCCGCGTGAGTCGGCAACCCTGAAGCTCGGCCGCCGGCTCACGATGCCGTCGGGCTTGACGACGATTCCGGTCGTTTCGTTCATGCCCGCCGCCGGGTTCGTGACGCCGCGCTATGGCGGCCGCAAGCCCGCTACCAAGATCGAGTGGACCGCGCAGAACGTCCAGGCCGAGGAGCTCGCCTGCACGCTCGCGATCCCTGACGCCTACATCGACGACGCCGGCTTTCCCGTCTGGGAGCAGGTGCGGCCGCAGGTCGCCACCGCGATCGCCGAGGCGCTCGACGCCGCCGTTTTCTTCGGCACGGGCGCGCCGGCCGCGTTCCCGGCCGGCGGTCTCGCCGGGCTCGCCGGCGCCGCGCAGTCGGCTGCCGACGCGCCGGCCGCGATCGACAAGGCCGCCGCGGTGCTCGAGGCGCAGGGCATCACGCCCAACGGCATCTCGGCCGGGCCCGCGATCGGCACGGCACTCAGGGCCGCCTACCGCGAGGCGGGCGCGCTGCCGGGCGAGGCGCCCGCGCAGGTGCTCTACGGCTGGCAGGTCTCGCAGGCGATCGACTGGGACTCGACAAAGGGCGACGCGATCGTCGGCGACTTCAACTACCTGCTCGTTGGGCTCGTCGAAGACATCTCTTTCGAGCTCTCGAAAGAGGCGGTCTTGCAGGACGCCGCCGGCGCGATCATCGCTAACGCATTCCAAGAGAATCTCACCGCGATGAAGTGCTGGATGCGCGTCGGCGTCGCCGTCGGTATGCCCATCTCGAGGCAGACCGAGGCGGCCGCCGTGCCGTTCGAGTTCGCCGACTGGACCGCATAGGGGGTTAGGTGAGCGTGGCCGCGATCGACGCAACACCGGCGAACGTGGCCGCGCTCTTGCGCGCCAGGACGAAGGATCAAGGCGGCCGGGAGCTCGGCGAATGGACCGACGAGACCCGGCCGACCTTGACCCAGGTCGACGAGACAATCGCGCTCGCCGCCGCGACCGTCGAGGCGAAGGTCGGCACGCCCGTCGACGCGTGCGCCGGCGCTTTCGCCGTCGCCGTCTGCTTCGAGGCGGCATGCATGATCGAGAAGGGCTATTTCCCCGAGCAGGTCGAGTCGGGGCGCTCACACTACGACCAGTTGCGCACCGAAGCCGACGCCGTGCTTACCGGCGTCAAGGATTGCCAAGCCGGCAACCTGCCCGACGGCGAGGGCTCGGAGCGCACCTGGCAGGTCTATGACGTATGCACACCGGCGGGCCCCGGCTGCGGCCCTGGCTCGTGGCCGGTCGATTGGTGGCAACGCGACCTCGAGAACCCGATGCCGTGAGGGGCGTCGAGTACATCGGCGAGGACAAGCTGCGCGCCGACCTGCGCGGCATGGCGCTCGCCGCGCGCAACCTCGAGACCGTGCTCGGCTTCCAGGCGCGCCGCGCCGCCGAGGGCGTAAGCGGCGTCGCCGACCGCACCGGCAAGCTCGAGCGCGATATCAAGAGCGCGCAGAATCGCGAGGTCACGCGCGACGAGTTCAAGATCGGCGTCGGCAACTTCTACGGGCACATGGTCTTCGGCGGCACGAGCCATTCGGCCGCGCGGCCGCCGAAGCTTCCGGCCGGCATCGCGCGCGACACGGCGGCCGCGGTCGGCGACTACATCGTCCGGCATCGGCACGGGGCCGCATGAGCCCGTACACGCCGCAACCGCAGTCGCTCTATGGCCGCCTGATCGCCGCCGTCGACGTGGAAGAGGCGTTCAAGGCGCGCGTCGACGCCCGGCTCAATGACTACCTGGCCGACGTTGAGCGCCAACACGGGCTCGAGGTCGGCTACCTCGAGCGCCCGCGCGCCTACGTCGACGACGAGCGCTTTCCCGAGGACCAAACGCCGGCGATTGTCGTCAAGTCGCCAGGCACGACCGACCTGCCGGCGCCCGACGGGCAGGGCCGCTACGCCGTGCGCTTCGAGCTCGAGCTAGAGATACACCTGAGCTCTGCGGCCGGATCGATGCGGCTCGCGAAGCTGTACGCGCTGGCCCTGCGCGCGCTCGCCACGCAACAGCCATCGGCGCTCTTTATGGGCGTCGACTGGATTCGCGAGCGCTACCGCCGCGCCGAGCTCGTCGGCGGGCGCACGTACTCGATCGGCGTCGTGTCGCTCGAGATACAGGTGCCCGACGTGACCGATCGGTGGGCCGGCCCGCCCGACGAGCCCGGTTGGCCCGAGGACGGCGGCGGGCCCATTTCGCCCGAGTGGCCGGTTGCGGCGAGTGCCGACGCCGAGCTCGTCAAGGTGCCGATCGACGAACCCGTTGAGGGAGAGGACTAGATGCCGAAGCGACTGCAATCCGAGCACGCCGAGGACGTGGGCGGCGTGATCGTCGAGCCCGGCGACACGATCCCGAAGGGCGCCGACGACGAGGTCGTCGAGCGGCTCGAGGACGAGGGCAAGATCGTCGACGACTCGGCGAAAAAGAGCGACAAGGGAGAGTGAGCCGTGCCCAGGCCCGGAACTGAAATTCGGATTGTCGACGGCGCGGCCGGCGGCGGCCCCGTGCTCGACACGGGGCAAGCGTTCTTCGCCGGCGTCGCCGCGCGCGGCTCGACGACAAAGGCGGTCAAGGTCGCCTCTCTGCCCGAGTACGAAACGCTCTTTGGGCCGCGCTCGGGCGGCTCGCTGCTCTACGACGCGGTCGCGACGTTCTTCGCCGAAGGCGGCGGCACGCTCTACGTGTCCAGGGCATCGGGCGCCGGCGCGGCCACGGCGACCGCGCTGCTCGGCACGGGCCTGACCGCGAAGGCGGCGAGTCCCGGCGTCTGGGGCAACTCGGTCAAGGTGACCGCGGTCGCGCCGGCGTTCGGCGCCGGCGTCGAGATAGTGGTCGAGAGTCCGGCTGGCACCGAGGTCGACCGCTCGCCCGCGCTCGCCACCAATGACGCGATCGTTGCTTGGTCGCAGGGGCGCAACTGGGTCACGTTTACCAAGGTCAATGACACGTTGCCGCCGGCGGCGTCGACCGCGACCTTGACGACCGGCGCCGACGGTTCGGCGCCGACGACCGCCGACGTGGCCGCCGCGCTCGCGCGCTTCGAGTACGGGCTCGGGCCCGGCCAGGTCGCCGCGCCCGGCTACACGACGACCGTGATCCATCAGGAGCTCTTGAAGCACGTCGACGCGACGCGTCGCGTTGCGCTCGTCGACCTGCCCGACACGGCATCGGGGGCGACGCTCGCGACCGCCGTGCAAGCGCTCGGCACGACAAAGGGCGTCCGCTTCGCGCAGGCGCTCGCGCCGTGGTTGTCGTATCCGGGGCCCGCCGGCGCGCCCGTGGTAGTGCCTTCCTCGGGCGTGCAGGCGGCGCTCATTGCCCGTCAGGACGCCGTCACCGGCAACCCCAACGAGGCGGCCGCCGGTGCCGGCGGCATCCACCGCGGCACGCTCGGCATCTCGCAGGCCTACTCGGACGCCGACCGCAAGACACTCAACGAGCAGGGCGTCACGCTCGCCAAAGAGAAGTACGGCTCGATCCGTACCTACGGCGGGCGCACGGCGGCCGGGCCGGCGGATACCAATTGGTTGCCGTTTGGCAACTCGCGCGTGCTCATGGCGATCGCGCACGAGGCCGACGCCGTCGCCGAGCTCTACGTGTTCAAGCAGATTGACGGCGGCCGGCGCGTGTTCGCCGCGCTCGAGTCCGACCTCAACGGCGTCTGCCTGCGCTACTTCAATCTCGGCGCGCTCTTCGGCAACTCGGCCGAAGAGGCTTTCAACGTCGACACGGGCCCGCAGGTCAACACGCTCGCGACGATCCAGGCGCAGGAGATACACGCCGTAATCCGCGTCAAGGCGTCGCCGTTCGGCGAGTGGGTCGCGCTCGACATTGTCAAGGTCCCGATACAGCAGGCGCTCGCCGCCTAGATAGGAGGGAAACGCTATGGCGGCCCCAACACGTGAGGACACCTGGCTAGTGACCGTGACCGTCGGCGACCGCGCGCTCGGCGTGTTCGACGGGTTCTCGGGCGGCGAGGTCGACTCCGAAGAGGCGCTCTACTCGCCCGGCGGCATGGCCGCCGAGATATCGCTCGGCGGCCGGCGCACGATCGGCAACGTGACCG